GAGGGTATCAAATGAAAAGGCCAAATTGGTTACAAAACAGCGTGATCTTGCTATTGACAGTGGTAATCTCAAGTTGCGCCTCAAAGCGTCCTGCCCCATACAAGCCCCCACAGATTCCACAACTCCCGCAGGAGATAGTGGAGGAGAAGCACGAGCCGACCTTGACCCAGAGGTTGGAAAAGCTCTTTTCGCAATAGCCGAGGAGGGTGATCGAGCAATAACCAAGCTGAACGCTTGTATCTCTCTTTATAACCAAGCACTTGAATCACAAAAGGAAATCAAATGAACCTGTCAGCAAATTTTACCCTCAAAGAACTAACAAAGTCAGACACAGCTACCAGACTGGGGCTGGACAACACACCTGATGATGAGGCTTTGGAGAACCTGAAGACTCTTTGCGAGAAGGTGCTTCAGCCTGTTCGTGACCACTTTGGCAAGTCTGTAACCGTTAACTCTGGCTACCGTAGCCCTGAGTCAAATGCCGCTGTTGGTGGCTCTAAGACTTCTGACCATTGCAAGGGTCAAGCCGCAGACATCGAGATTGATGGTGTTGCTAATCCCGATCTGGCGCAATGGATTATGGATAACCTTGACTACACTCAACTTATCCTTGAGTTCTACGAGCAGGGTAAACCCTCAAGTGGGTGGGTTCATGTTAGCTATAACCCAGACAACTTGAAAAAGCAAGAACTGACAGCCGTTAAGGTTGCGGGGAAGACTCAGTACTTGCAAGGACTACAGGCATAAGCGGACGCTTGCAATAGTGTTTAGGGGTGAGGTGTTCATACAAGATCACCTCACCGCACTTCTGGCATAACCAAGCCGTACCCATTACGACATCAGTCTGGCGGTCACCTCTGACCCCTTTAGTTCTGCCATAGAAGGTGCGTATTTTGACTATCACTTTGCGGCTCTAGCCTTGCTGTAAGTTGTGAAGTTCTCACGCACCCTAAGACCCCTATTTTTAAGCTCTGTATTAGCCGCTTTAAGGGCTACTTCTTGACGTTTAGCCCTCTTATCTGTCTGCCACAAACTTGGTTCGTTAGTGGACTCAAATGCTGATTTAACTTTTTCCATCTTTTGATTTGCTTTTTAGTGGGTGAATGCCAGCAGTCTCAGTGCGCCTCATTTGCTCTCTACGCTTTGAACCGTTGATTTTGCCAATGTTTATATAAGATAACTCTTTGTCCCTCGTCCAGATTGATGCGCCAGAGAAGTCAAATGCGTTTGTTGGTGGGTTCATTTCAAACCCCTGATGTAAATAGCAAAGCTGTGCAATGTGTCCTTGCCAAACCCTTCCATCTTCAAGATGGCATCAGCCACTTCTTCAATCACTTGGCTCCTGTATGGGTTTAGGTCGCTATACAAGCCAAGACGTTCATTCTCATTGCGTATGGCTTGTAACACTGCTTGTTTACGCCACAGGCTTTGACGTTCAATGTCGTTGAATGCCTCGTCTTCTGGGTCTTCAATCATGACCAAACTCCTGTAGTTCGTTGATGCGTTTGTAGAGCCTGAAGATGCGTTGCTCGTTGTAGTTCACCAAGGCTTGCGAGTACTCCACAGAAGTCTCAGCTTGCATCTTGGCGTGTTGCGCCTCGATGAGTTCCTTGTGAGCCACCTCCAATGGAGTCTTTGCTCTAAGCAAATCTTTGACGTATTTGATTGTTAAGTCTCGCCAGTTCATGCAACAGCCTTTTTAATTTGAGCCTTTGCGTCATCAAGAATCTTCTCAACTGACGCAATGAGTTCTTTGTTTGATTTTTGTGGTATTGGTTTTGGAGTCATCTTCACCCCTAGAACCCTACCCATTTCCATAGTCCGATCATCTTCAATCTTTTGGCAAAGATATTCACGCAACCACTTTGCACCACCAAGTTCTCTCCACTTTGCTTGCTGGCTTAATGTCAACTTCACACCTACGTTAATCATTTCTTCTTTCGTTCAGTTACAAGAATAATTCTTTCAATCTTGCGGTCACTACCGCATCTGTATTGCATTGCACTATTCCTAACCCACTGGTCACAAACTGGACATTTCACTATCTTTCTTCCCGCTCGTCCCGATTTACCAGATACAACGCAAACCCGATACACACGCAAATTCCCAATATCGAGCCGAAAATCCCTGCTAAGAAGACGTAAAGCACTGTTTCCAACATTTGATTTCTCCTTTTCTTCTGAATCAAAGTACATGAGAGCCAAGGCGCAAAGTACCGCAATAACAATGGCATTCCAGTACTTCATTTTGCGGATGCAATGACTTCAAGTTCAAGGTCTTTGATTCTGTCTTTGAGAATCTCCACCTCTTGCTCTAGCTTGGTAACCTTTTTCTCTAGCCGCTTGCGGCTCATAGACTCACCCTTTGACCAGCCAATCAAGGCGGCATCATCAGCCACCTTGGTGATTAGCTGGATGATGTCATTGCGAGACATGAAGCCACCAGCAATGTCCTTGGTTGGCGCAATGCGTGTTACCAGTTCTTCAAGTTCCTGTTTGAATGTAGTCATGCTTCCCTCGCTTTCAACATTGAGTCTGCCATTTGATAAGAAGCCATAGAAATATCTTCTAACCAACCCTTGTGTTCTAAAAAATCACAAGGGTGATAGTTGTGCATCAACCCTTGCAAAGCCTTTGCCGCAAAGTAGTCACGCAATGTCATGCCGCCGTGAGGAACAATTCCTCCGCAATCAGAGCCTTTATATTCAACTGTGTGTGGAAATGCTGGTGGGTTGTTCATGAAGACCACCATGCCACAAGCAGAACAGCAAAGCCGATACCGATGGCGATAGCCGCTAGGACATCAAGAAGTTTCTCATTTGTCATACTGATACCTCACTTAGTTGCAGAACTTCAATGATTGTGTTGTCATCCAAGTAGCGTCTATGACGCTCTTCATTTTTAAAATCCCAATCGTATTTGTTAAGATAAATCTGCTTATCGGATTTTCTCCACATCCAGCCAATGTGCTTGTAAATGGTCTTACCACCAACAATTTTGAATGCAATATCAGTTGGTAATTTGTCATCTTCTGACATTATGTATAAATCAATCAGTGTCATTTGAGTCATCATCATTCTCCTCACAGAGTTCACAGGTTGGGTGGTCGGGGTCACGGCAATCTGGGTGAGCCGCAAGGTTTGACTGGTAGCGGCGGCGGTGGAAGTCCTCCGCTTTCATGTAGTCAAGGTCTGATTGGTCTAGTGGCATGGTTGTCCTTAGTAATCTTGACCAGCACGAGCGGGTTGTGCGCCAAGGAATTGGGGGTTATAGGGTGAGTAGTAAACAAATGGGGTTGCCTTACGCTCGGCAAATTGAGTGACCCACTTTTGTTCTTGATCTGTCATGATGCAAGACAAGTCCATATCAATCCAAAAACCAACTTCATCACCACTGCAATCAACAATGTGAATGTCGCTAACACCTAATTGAATGGCTCGGCGTACTGTCTCTAAGAGTTCAAGTTTGTTAGTGAATGTGTAACGTGTCATTTCAATTCTCCTGTTAGGTTGAAAGTGGAGGCCGTGGCCTCCTTGGGTTGATTAAGTTGCTTTGCGCTCATCCATCTTGGCGTTAAATTCAAACTGTTTGCTTGAAGCGCATTTGACACAACGAAACTGGCTAGGCTCTTGTTTGAAATCAGACCAGTTAACAGATATTGGAGTTCTGAGCATATTGCGTCCACAAGCTGTCTTTGATGCCCATCCTGTGCCAGACTTGTTGAGGTGTGTAACTTGCATTTGAATCTCCTGTTTGTGTTGCTGATGTTGCCAATCATACAGAAGTTGATTAGGTAGTCATACAACTATTATTTAATCCCCCTCACTTCACTGGGTTATTTAATCAGGTGTTGGTTGACCATCCAATCAAATGTCTCTAGAATCCATCCCCATGAACACACAAACCATGCAACTTATTGATTCCATTAGGGAAAAGGCTGAAAAGGCTGGCTTCACCATCACTGATGTGGCTAGGCGAGCTGGTCTTGACCCCTCTCAGGTTAGCCGTTACGCCACTGGAAAGACCATACCACTGGTAACTTCCATCAAACGGCTAGAAGAATCGGTAGATTCCCTGATTCAGAGCCGCCTACAAGCCCTACAAGGGGGTCAAAATGACTAAGCGCACCTTGGGTATTGATGTTGGTCTTAATGGTGCTATCGCCTTGGTTCAGGACGGTGAGTTAATTGGTGTTGTAGATATGCCAACAGTCACCCTAGACCGCAATGGCAAAGCCAAGCGTCAGGTGTCAGTGCCTGAACTGGTAGACATCATCAAGCAGTTTGACCCGACAGATGTATATACAGAACGTGTTTTTGCTATGGCAGGGCAGGGGGTGACAAGCGTCTTCAGCTTCGGGCGTAGCCTTGGTGTTGTTGAGGGTGTGCTTGGCGCATTACGCATTAAAAACAGCCTAGTTACACCGCAAACATGGCAAAAGGGAATAGGCGTAACTGGCGGCAAAGATGGCTCAAGAGCCAGAGCAATGGAGTTGTTCCCTGACCAAACTGCACTGTTCAAGAGGGTCAAAGATGATGGCAGATCAGATGCCGCACTCATCGCATTGTGGGGGTCAAAGAATGGATGACAAAGAACGTCAAGTAATGCGTGACCACATTGTTTGGTTGTCAGTTCAGCTTGAACAAGAACGCAAGCAAAACCAATCAACAGTTGTGTTCCTTAAAAGAATCCTAGACCCTGAAGACTTGGGTCATGCTGTATCAAATGAAACAAGGCAACTCGCCTACCAATTACTCATTAACCATCATCACATTGAGAGAGACACATGGCAACAAAACAACTGAATCTTAGAGCATCAGCATCTAGTCGTTGGATAGCCTGTCCCGCCTCTGCCAAGTTGTCAGCACAAATGCCCTATGTGGAAGGTGGCGAAGCGGCGAAGATAGGAACAGCGATTCACAAACTTGCAGAACACTGCTTCAAAGGTGACCTAGACCCCACAAAGTTTGAAGGCCAAGTCTTTGAAGGCATCACCATGACTGAGGAGAACTGTGAGTTTGCTCTTGAGCATCTCAAAGCCATCTGGAAGATTGAAGATGAATTGGGTGCTGGCAGTGTTCAGGTTGAGCAGTTCATCCCCTATCAGGACACACAAGTTTGCAAGGTAGGTGGCACGACTGATGTGATTGGCATCTCGAAAGAGAAACGCAAACTCATCATTGCGGACTTGAAGACTGGACGAGGTTACGTTGACGCTGATAGTGACCAACTCAAGTTATATGGGTTGTCAGCCCTCAATAAGGACAACTTGTTTCGGGACATCTCGACTGTGGAACTGTGGATTATTCAACCCCATCATGGTGAGTTGCGTAAGCACTTAATGACTATTCAGGAGTTGGTTGATTGGGAGCACTATGTTCTTGCGCCAGCTATTGAGAATGCCTTGAACCCTGCATACCCACCAACGCCATCGGATTCAGCCTGTCAGTATTGCCCCGCAAAAACTATCTGCCCTGCACAGCAACAGATTGTTGAAGTGGTTGCATCTGCGCCACCAATAGAAGTGCTTTCAGAGCAACAGATTAGCGTCTTGCTGACGCAATTCGATATGGTTGAGGACTACATCAAGGCTGTGAGAGATCACGCCTTAAAACGCATGGAATCAGGTGCTGTCATTGATGGCTGGCAACTCACGCCTAAGAGAGCATTACGTTCATGGACAAAAGAATCAGATGTTGTCCCTGCACTCTTAGCTTGTGGACTCACCATAGATCAGATCGTGAAGCAAGAACTCATCACCCCCGCACAAGCGGAGAAACTGTTACCGAAAGACTTGAAGCAATCTATTGAACCGTTAACTTCCCGCATATCCAGTGGATTAACGCTTGCAAGAGACAAAGGTCTGACGCAATAATCACACCCCCAAATCCCCCACCGTGACATCTGTCACATTTTTTCAACTTTAACTTTTAACAGGAAACATCAAATGAACTTAAATCTCTCAGGCGGCGGCGGTAACGGTAACTACATCCGATTCAGCCCACAAGCAAATGCATGGTCAAACCAAGATGGTGAATTCCAACTTGGTAAATTCGTGTTCGACATCGAGAACATCCAAACAGGTTGGATGCTCATCGCAACTGGAATCTTTGAATTCGCACCTGATGACTCGTTGGGTCGTAAAGGTGCTCAACCATCACCCGAACACAAACGAGGCTTTAAGGTCACGTTCTACAACAAAGAGATCGGTGTTGCAGAGTGGAGTGCTAACGGTGCGGGTTCTAATATGGGACTTGAAGCACTGTACAAACTGGCGGCTCAAGGTTTGTCAGCCAATGCTGGTAAATTGCCTGTCGTGGAGTACAAGGGTTCACGCCCTGAGAAGGTAGGCAAGGGAAGCACACGAGTGCCGATCTTTGAAATCTCAGGTTGGGTGGCACGACCAGCGGCATTGGCAGAAGGTGGAGAACCTGAATATGTTCAAGTGCCTACAACTCAAGTTCCAGCACCAGTGTCCAAGCCAGCACCTACACCAGTTGCCAAACCCGCACCATCACCAGCAATGAGTGATGATGAGATGTTCAGCTAAACACTGACCACCTCACAGCACCAGAGTTTCGGGGGAGACTCTGGTTTTTTTGTCCCCTAAATGGTAGACACTATGAATTTGATTGAATTTGGCGATTGCAGAGACACAATGCGCCGATGGAAAGACCAAGGAATCAAGGCGCAAACGTGCGTTACAAGCCCTCCTTACTATGGTTTGCGTGACTATGGAACAGCCAAGTGGGAAGGTGGTGATGCTGACTGCGAACACTCAATCTCCATGCCTACAAAATGGAATGACCCCAAACGTGGAACAAGTGTTTTAAGACCTGAAACAGCTCATCGAGGTGGTTCATCTACCAATTGCCACAAATGCGGCGCAACAAGAATTGACTCTCAGCTTGGATTGGAAGAAACCCCAGAGCAATACATTGACGCAATGGTCGAGGTGTTCCGATGCGTTTGGGATGTGCTTGAAGACAATGGGACGCTATGGCTGAACATTGGAGATAGTTACTCACGCCAAGGTGGACAGGCTAATGCTCAAACAATTGCAGATTGGAAGGATGTGCATAGAACCGCAATTAAGGCTAGTTCTGGGGCTGATGGTTGCAAGCCAAAAGACCTTATCGGCATCCCTTGGATGCTTGCCTTTGCATTGAGGGCTGACGGCTGGTATCTACGTCAAGACATCATCTGGCACAAGCCAAACCCAATGCCTGAGTCGGTGCAAGACAGATGCACTAAGTCGCATGAATACATCTTCTTGATGAGCAAGTCGCAGAAGTATCACTACGACCATGAAGCGATTAAAGAAGAGGCAATTAGTGCTGGCATGATCAGTGGTTCTTTTCAGGGTAGACAGGGTGGCGCTGAATACCACACACAAAGCGGCGGTGTTGGCAGTGAAGCAAAAGAATACCTAAACAAGAATAAGCGTAGTGTTTGGACGATACCTGTCAAACCTTACGAAGGCGCACATTTCGCAGTGTTCCCGCAAGACTTGATTGAACCTTGCATCCTTGCTGGCGCACCTGTTGGCGGTATAGTCCTTGACCCTTTCATGGGTAGCGGCACTACAGCTCAAGTAGCACAGCAACTGGGTCGGCAGTACCTTGGCTGTGAACTGAACGAAGACTACAAACCCCTACAACAAAAAAGATTGCGCCAAATGTCTTTGGTGCTGGAGTAAACAATGTCAGCACAAGAATTAGCCACTACGCTTGGAAACGCCAAGAAAGTAGGGAATGGTTACTTAGCATCTTGCCCTGTACCTAGTCACGGTCAAGGCAACGGCGACAAGCATCCAAGCCTATCCATCACAGAATCAAGTGATGGGAACTACCTCTTTAAATGCCACGGTGGATGCGATCAGCACACCGTATTCAACACCATCAAGGACATGGGACTTCTCCCTGCCTTACCCCAACAAGATAGACCCGAATACCTATCAAGCATCAAGCCGCTACCCTACATCCAGACACCAACATTCCAACAGGAATGGCATTACACAGATGAAGATGGTGTCTCCCTGTTCGTGAAGCAAAGATTCAAGACCAATGACAGCAAGGGAAAGACTTACAAGACTCTGAGAGTCATGCCCGACAACTCAAGGGTTGGTAAATTAGGAGATTGCAGAATCGTCCCCTACAAGCTACCCGATCTGCAACAGGCAACAGCCGCTGGACGAGTTGTCTACATCACTGAAGGTGAGAAGGCGGCAGATGCCTTGGGCAGTTTGGGGGTTGTAGCCACCACAAGTCATGCTGGTTCAGGCAATTGGAGTCCTGAACTGAATCAATACTTCACAGGTGCAAACGTGGTAATCGTGCCTGACAACGATGTCTCAGGTTGGGGTTACGCTACCAAAGTGGTAGAGGCACTGCTACCAGTTGCTAAGAGTGTCAGGGTGCTGGATTTAGACCTCAAACACCCCAAAGAGGATGCCTTTGAGTGGGTCACTAAGTATGGTGGTGACAGGGAAACACTAGCTTCAAGGGCTAGAGCCTGTGCGGTCATCAAGTCGGTAGATGATGTCTGGTTGCCGCAAAGATTGAAGTTGGATGTGCCTGAAGTTGAAGCATCTCAATCTGAATCTTCCCAAAAGTCACGGTTTCTGGTCGAGTCTTGGGATTCCATAAAGGATGAGCCAGTAGAGTGGCTCATTGAGGACATCATCCCTAAGAAGGCATTTGTAGCCTTATATGCACCACCAGCGTCTTACAAGTCGTTTATTGCCCTAGATATGGCAGAGGCGATAGCTACAGGCCGTGACTGGATGGGTAAGGCCGTTAAGCAGTCAGGTGTGGTGCTGTACATCGCAGGTGAAGGGCATGGAGGCTTGGGCGCAAGGATTAAGGCTTGCAAGATAAAGAACGACAGCCCTGATGGTGCTCCCTTGTACGTCATCAGGGCGCAAATCAACCTGAGATCGAGCCAAGAAGACTTTGATAACTTAATTAGCGCAATCAACGACTTACTTGAGACAGTTGGAGAAAAGCTACAGATGATTGTGCTTGACACCCTGATGAGGATGTCTGGTGGCGGCTTTAACGAGAATTCCTCAGAAGATATGGGTGGCTTCATCACCCAAGCTGGCAAGCTACAGGCTTTATACGAGTGTGCCTTGCTGGTCATCCATCACAGCGGTAAGGACGTAACAAAGGGACTGCGAGGCCATAGCTCTTTGCTTGGAGCCGTGGACACTGAACTTGAGATCAATAGGTTAGATAGTGCGGTGAATTCAGGGAATGAAGCCGTTAAAGGCTCAGGCACTATCACCGTGACCAAGCAAAAAGATGGGTCAGATGACATAGCGATTGGCTTTGATGTCGTGGCAATTGATGTCTCAACGTCAGCCTTGGGCTTTGAATCAGTCACCTCACTGGCTGTTCAGGCCAACACTGAGATAGTCCAGAACACTAAGAAGAACGCTAAAAACAACCAAGGTAGTGGTGGGAATCAGCGTTTGGAGATGGATTCACTCATGAAAGTGATTAAGAATAAAGCCTCATATCGTGAGGTGGAAGGTACTACACGCTATGGAGTGACTTTGGAGGACTGGAAGGGTGAATTCTGGTCTATGAAGGGTTGCACTGATGACGATAAAGCGGCATTTCAGAAGGCTTGGACACGAGCCAGAGAGAGACTTGTGGACGCTAAGAAGGTTGTAATAGGGTCTGGATTCGTCTGGTTGAAGACAGATTCTGAGAGGTTCGGAGTATGACACTACTGTATGTTTATCCACTGGACAAACCGGACAAACCGGACAAATGTCCAAATTGTCTGTCCGAGTTTATGTGGACAAACCACCTCTTGTCTATGAACAAGAGGTTTGTCCACTGTCGGTTTGTCTGTTGTCTGTTTTTTTTGTAGAGGTTAAAAATGGTTCGAAAATTGTCACGTAAGGAAGTTCCGGATGTTCAAGTGCCAAAGCGCAAGGCAACAGATTTTGAGATTGCGTCAAACTCGATTTTGGTTGAGTTGGACAAGCGCAAGGTGCAACATGAGGAAAAATGGGGTGTTGATAGATTGATTACTTTAGTTGACAGTGAGTTTAGGACGAAGTTTTGGGGTCAGATGGGTAGAGTTTGGGACTCTTTGGACTTTCAAGACCTTGATCGGTTGGCTAGAGCAGTTCAAGGCATGGTCAAAGGTTATGACGCTTTGGAGAAGTGGGCTGTAGAGAATGAGGTTGACCCGAACCCTCCGATCAGGTTTGTGGAGTGGATGAACCAGAAGGGTATCCGCATGGCTGTCTGTCAGACAGTCAACGATGCGGTCAATCTACAGAACAAACGCAAAGACCTCACCATCTGGAGTATGGAGGAAATGGAAGTCATCCTCAATGACGAGTTGGTGCAAGCCATCGTCAAGGTCAAAGCCTTTGACCCAACAGCCAAGGTCATCAGCTTTAAGGCTGGTGAAGGGTTTGGCAAAGGTTCAGGGTTTGAGGACTTGGCTGATGACCTTCACGCCTTTGAAGGTGGCGGCGACTATGTGCCGAAGCACAAGAAGATTGGGGAGTAAAGATGGCGAGGCCGACCAAGAGAGATACCAAGTACTTCCAGCGCAAGTTAACGCCAGAGGAGTTAGTGCTGTTACTTCAAGCTGGTGAGGGAAACATTACCGAAGGCTGGCTGGAACTTCAGCGGGTTTACGTCCATGTTTGGAGTTTGGGTTACAGGCCGTTTATGCCGCTTGAAAGCGTAGAGGTAACCTACACCATGCAAGACGCTATTGATGGCGTTCCTGACCCCTTTGGCGGCGTTTAAATGGCATTGGCTTGCGGATTATCTGGATGCTTTGAGTCTTGTATCTTTTAATAATTGAAATGTCTAACAAATCAATCTGTTACTACTTAAAAGTCTTATGACTAAAAGTTTGGTTAGTACCCCGAAAAAGCACCCTCCGCTTCTTTCACTCTTCGCCTCCCGCCAGCCGCCGAACCGCCGACTTGTCGAGTTATCCACAGGCAAATGCCAAAGTTATGCACAATCTTGCAGGCTGGTTTCAAATCGAGTTTCATTCGGGCATTGCGTGTAATGCTTTCAGATATTATTAGTTAACATAATGGACATTGTATAAAGCCAGATATGTCAGCAGTTTGTAAGCGTACAGAAAAACATCAATAGAATCAACGACTTGCAGATGTTATCCACACTATCCACAAGTGCCTGTGGATAAGTGCCTGACTTTTTGGATGGGGGGGAGGGGGTCGGGTCTGGTCGTGATAATTGTGGGAGCCTCCGCTGTTCTGAAAAAGCAAAACCAGCAAAATCCCAACAAACCACTATCCCGATTTAAAAAAAAAGAGAAGTTGGTGACCCCCATAAGGCAGGGTATGGATGCAAATCAGCAACGACAAACTTCCAGCGGAGCCAAACCGCTTTCACCAACACGACTGGGAACTTGCACAATCCCCATGCGTGTTAGTTGTTGGTCGGCGGCTACGTGCTCTTTCAGTGAACGCCCTGCTGGAAGGTTCTTTGGTTCACGACCCGTTACAAATCCATTTCTCACCAACACGACTGGGGACTTTTGGGAGCTACCCTTAATCCAAGCTTCGCTACCTTGGAAAAAATCCCCATGCGTGTTAGTGCTGGACGCAGGGAGCCCCGAACAGTAGCAAGCAAAGACTTGAAGGAGGTAGTTCGGTTACTTTGCGCCAGCAAGACAAATCTATCATATTGCGTGAAAAAAAGCCATAATCCCCCAACATCACGCCCACAACGACAAGGACAATCGTGAACATAGAACACATTGACGAGATTCAGGATGAACAGCCAGAGCCACAAAAGAAGAAGGCTGGTAGACCCAAAGGCACATTTGGCCTAAAGCGGCAGATACAGGAGTACGCTAGGAATCCCGCCTTGGCCTTGCCTAAGACTGACCACCAGCGGCTCAAAGAGTTGAAGGATATGCTGATTAAGTCTAGCGGTAAGGATGTCGTAGAAAAGATGATTTCCATTGCGTTGAATGACAACCATCCTGCTCAAATGGCGGCTATCAAGATGTGCGTTGACCGTACATTGCCTGTGAGTATGTTTGAGAAGGATAAGAGCCAAAGGAGTGCAGTCACTATCAATATCACTGGCATTGGCGCACCTACAGTAGCGACAACGACAATTGAGCCTGAATATATAGAAGATATTGAGGCTAAGAATGGCTGATCTGAACTTTGCGCTATTGCCGTGGCAACAAGAGGTCTACGCCGACAAAACGAGGTTCAAGGTTGTGGTGGCTGGTCGGCGGTGCGGTAAGTCACGCCTTGCCGTGACTACCTTACTGATTGAGGGGTTAAGCTGTCCCGCTGGCAGTGCTGTGCTTTACGTTGCGCCGACCCAAGGTCAGGCGAGGCAAATTGTCTGGGATGTCCTGTTGGATGTTGGTCGGGAGATTATTCAGAGTAGCCATGTGAACAACATGGAAGTGACTTTGATTAACGGTGCAAAGATATATGTTCGGGGTTCTGACCGTCCTGACACCTTGCGGGGTGTCAGTCTGACATACGCAGTCTTGGACGAGGTAGCCGACATCAAGCCAGAGACTTGGGAGCAGGTTATCAGAGCCAGCTTGTCCGACAAGAAGGGTCGTGCCATGTTTATTGGTACGCCCAAGGGTCGGAACTGGTTCTTTGATCTGTACAACTTGGGTCAGGATGAGGTCGACCCTGACTGGAAGTCGTGGCATTTCACCACTAAGGATAACCCGCTAATTGACGAGGCTGAGATTGAGAGTGCCAAGAAGACACTCAGCACCTTTGCGTTTAAGCAGGAGTATCTTGCCAGCTTCAACAATGCTGGCTCTGATGTCTTCAAGGAAGAATGGGTGAGATATGGGGAAATCCCTGATATGGGTTCTTACTTCGTGGCTGTTGACTTGGCGGGGTTTGAGGAGGTGGCTAAACAGGCCGCTAACTCTAAGAAGCGTCTAGACCAGACTGCTATATCTATAGTGAAGGTGACTGATGATGGTAAGTGGTATGTAGAGAAGATTTTGCATGGTCGGTGGGACATTCGGACTACGGCTGTGAACATTCTGATGGCGATTCGTGACTACAAGCCTTTGAGCATTGGGATTGAGCGGGGTGCGTTAAAGAATGCTGTGCTTCCCTATTTGTCGGATTTAATGCGAAAATCCAACATATATGCTCATATTGTGGATTTGACGCATGGGAACAAGAAGAAGTCAGACCGTATCATTTGGGCATTGCAGGGAAGGTTTGAGCATGGCAGAATCGTGCTTAACAAGGAAGAGGACTGGACAGAGTTCCTAGATCAACTGTTGATGTTTCCATCGCAGGGTGTTCAGGATGACTTACCAGACTCCCTTAGTTATATAGATCAGTTGTCTATAACCTCATACTTTGAGGCAGATGATGAAGACGAGTGGCAACCAGTTGACATCATTAGCGGAGTGTGACAGATGGCAGATCAGATGCAACCAACACCAAGAAGCACCATACTGGGGTTGTTCTCTGATATTGTTAATTTGCCTTTGCAGTACATGAGTTCGCCTGAGAGGACTCAGCAGATGCAGGGGACTGCTCAGTTCCTTTACGAGACTGGAATCCCAAAGACGTTAGAACGGTTGTCCTATGGCGACTCGTTGTTCTCTGGGGCTGGAATGACATTGCGCCCAAGGGAAGAAACGATCAATGCGGCAATGAATGTTGCGCCCTTTGTTAAGCCAGCCGCTGTGATGGCTGGTCGTACAGGTAGAGCAGTCGGACGCATGGCTGGAGAAGAAATCAATGCCGCCATGACTGGTCAGCCTACAAGGTCATTGCTTGGTGCGATGACACCACAACCGATGCGTATTATTGAAAAGAATCCAGCTCCATTTGTTGTTAAACATGGAACAAATCAACCATTTGACGAGTTTAAGTCTGGAATGGGCGTAACTGCAAAGCACATTTATACGACACCAGAAGAGTATGCAAAAGATGCCGCAAAATATGGTGAAACATTAATAACTGCACAAGCATCACCCAAAAGTCTAATTGACTTCAGTTCAGAAGGCAAGCTAGACAAGCCAACCATAAATGCCTTAAAGAAGGCCGCAAAAGACGCAGGTATAACAGACCAATACTATCCATTTGAGTCTTTTATGGATGATTTAATGTCTGGACAGTTGTACCAAAAAGGTGGTGGGTCAAGGACTCAGGATGCATTACTTTCGGAATTGTTTACCAAATATCAGGCAGTCAAAATGCCAGATGCGGCAGTTGGGGGCGGCATTTCAAAAAGCGTTGTGTTCGAAAATCCTGAATTGTTGAAAATAGTTCCCGAAAATCCGACAATCACTTCATTGCCAGTTGAGCAGAGCATCAATGATTTCTCTTATAGAGGAAGCCACACCGCACCAAGTTCTGAATTCGGCGCACCATTGTATGACTTGACTGGTGGTGGTCAGATGTATCCTGCTGATGTTTATTCTGCAAAAGCGGATCAGTATTATGGAAGTGGAAATATCAGGGCAGACCTTGAAGCCTTTAATCTAGCCAAACGAGTTCGTGGCAATCCTGATGCTGAAGTCACCATATATCGGGCAGTTCCCAAGAATGCCGACATTTCCAACATCAATGCTGGTGATTGGGTGACATTGACTAAGGATTACGCTAAGGGGCATGGCGAGTCTGTTTTGCGTGGTGACTACAAGATTCTTAGCCAAAAAGTCAAAGCCAAAGAACTTTGGACAAATGCTGATTCCATTCAAGAGTTTGGCTATCAGCCTGAATCTTTGACTCAGCAAGTGCCAACTCCAATTGAAAACCCCACATTTACCGACCCCTTTGGAAATACAATCGGTTCATCTATAAGGTAACACTATGGCAACAGACAAGTTAGAACAGAACCAGTTTTATCAGCCAACAGAGGCTGACAAAGAAATCACTGCCTTTGTTGTTGACCACTGCCAACGGTGGCGTGATTACCGTGACGTTAACTTCCTCCCTGACTGGCTGGAATACGAGCGCATCTTCCGTGGTCAATGGGCTTCTGAAGACAAGACTCGTGAATCAGAGCGTAGCCGTATCGTCACCCCCGCCACACAACAAGCCGTAGAAACCCGCCATGCTGAGATCATGGAAGCTATCTTCGGTCAAGGCGACTTCTTTGACATTGAAGACAATATCCAAGACATTGGCGGCAACCCCATTGATGTTGAGTTGATTAAGTCTCAACTGATGGAAGACTTCAAGAAAGACAAGATTAGGAAATCTATCGACCAGATTGAGTTGATGGCTGAAATCTATGGGACTGGCATTGGTGAGATTATTGTCTCGACAGAGAAGGAGTACATCCCTGCCACTCAGCCTATCCCGAACCAGCAGGGTCAAGCCGCTATTGGTGTGATTGAACGTGATCGTATTGCGGTCAAGATTACACCTGTGAACCCCAAGAATTTCTTGTTTGACCCCAATGGGACATCAATTGATGACTGTATGGGTGTGGCTGTAGAGAAGTATGTCTCGATTCACAAGGTTGTGCGTGGTATTGAGCGGGGTATCTACCGCAAAGTAGACATCACGCCCACCTATGAAGACACTGATTTGGAGCCTACACAGGAAGTTAGCCAGTATCAGGATGAAAAGGTGCTGTTGTTGACGTATTACGGCCTTGTGCCTCGTGAATACCTCAACAATATGCAAGAAAACAAGGATATTGTTGAGTTGTTTCCTGAAAACTCAGCCGCTGAAGACTACACCGACATGGTTGAGGCCATTGTGGTCATTGCCAACGATGGTTTGTTGTTGAAAGCTGAAGAAAACCCATACATGATGAAGGATAGACCCATTCTGAGCTATCAGGATGACACTATTCCTAACCGTTTGTTGGGTCGTGGTACGGTTGAAAAGGCTTTCAATATGCAAAAAGCTATTGATGCCCAGACTCGTAGCCACTTAGACTCTTTGGCGCTGACAACTAGCCCCATGATTGCTATGGATGCGACTCGTATGCCTAGAGGTGCTAAGTTTGAGGTCAAGCCCGGAAAAGCCATCCTCACAAATGGCGCACCAGCAGACATCATGATGCCATTCAAGTTTGGCGCTACTGACCCAAGCAACTTAGCGACTGCCCAAGCGTTTGAGCGTATGTTGTTGCAAGCAACAGGTACGCTTGACTCACAGGGCATGGTCAGCCAAGCCACTAGAGATGGTGGTGGTTCTGGAATGTCTATGGCTGTGGCCTCGATCATCAAGAAATACAAGCGTACATTGGTGAACTTCCAAGAAGATTTCTTGATTCCATTCATCAAGAAGGCGGCTTTTAGGTTCATGCAGTTTGACCCAGAGCGTTACCCTTCTGTGGACATGAACTTCATCCCAACGGCCACTTTGGGCATCATTGCTAGAGAGTATGAGCAACAGCAATTTATTGGTTTGTTGCAGACTTTGGGTGCTAATACGCCAGTTCTGCCGATCATCTTGAAGGGCATTGTGGCTAACTCTAGTTTGACCAATCGCATGGAGATGATTAAGGCTTTGGACGAGATGATGAAGCCTAATCCTCAACAGCAAGAGATTGAGCAGATGCAAGCACAGTTGGCTATGCAAGCGGCACAAGCACAGATTGCGGTTCAGACTACTCAGGCTGAAGAAAACAAGGCCAATGCTGTGAAGTTGTCTATGGAAACTCAGTTGATGCCGCAAGAGATTCAGGCCAAGAACATGGCTTCTATCACCAAGAACCTGCCTAATGAAGATATGGCATCTTCACAGGAATTCGACAAGCGGGTTAAGATTGCTGAACTGATGTTGAAAGAGGCAGACATCAAGAACAAGTCTAAGATTGTCGAGTTGCAAATGGCTGACAAGCAAAGCAAGGTTGAGAATGACTTTTTAGACAGATTGTCTAGGGAACTCACATAATGGATATTCTTGACTTAGAGCGCAAGCTAGGTATTGAGAATATGACTGCTGATGAGCAGATGGCTTTGCTGACTGCGCTACAAAAGTCTGCTGAAGAAAAAGCCGCTAAAGCCAGAGAAGAAACCATAGGCAAGAGTGCTGAGTTGGTCATTCAAGGCTTAAAGCGCATCAAAACTGACCTTGAGAGTCGATTTGCAGACTTGAATTCCTCTATTCAAGATCGTGCTTCTAACTTGCGTAATGGCATTGATGGCAAGGATGGACGAGATGGAAAAGATGGAAAGTCGGGTAGAGATGGACTCAAAGGCGATAAAGGTGACGCTGGTCGAGATGGGCGTGATGGAGTGGATGGTGCTGACGGTGTGTCTGTTACCGATGCTCGCATTGATTTTGACGGTAGCCTTATTATCGTCTTGTCTACTGGTCGTGAACTCAATGTTGGTGAAGTTGTTACTCCTGACCTTGCAGAACGCATCAAAGTCATTACTAATGGTGGCGGCACTTCTCAGTCTGTACTTGATACTCTAGCTTCCCTCCAAACCCAGATTAACAACCTGATTCCTAGCCAATCAGGGAATTCTGGCAAGTTCTTAACTACCAATGGTTCTACCCTTTCATGGGGTTCTGCTGTTGGTGGTTTGAGTTACCAAGGAACATGGAATGCGTCTACAAACACTCCTACTCTCACTTCTAGTGTTGGGACAAACGGCTACTATTATGTTGTTGATACTGCTGGTTCTACAAACCTAAACGGTATCACTGACTGGAAAGCAGGGGACTGGCTGATCTTCAATGGCTCTACTTGGCAGAAGATTGACCAAAGTTGGGCGATTGCTGGTGTAAACGACAACATCACATCAATGACTGGCATCACAGGTGGTATCTCATCACCTGACTTTATCCAGTTTGATACTGCCGCAACTGTTACAAATGCAACTGGTAAGTTGTATTACAACGCTGAAGATCAATTCCAAACATTGTCATTCCAGATGAATGGCAATCAGATTCAGCACATTGGTGAAGAACTGTATTATCGAGTCAAGTTATCTTCTGCGGCTACCAAAGGCCAAGTGTTGATGTTCACTGGTACTCTTGGTGCTAGTGGTGGATTGAGAGCCGCACCAGCTACAGGGTTGCAACCAGAACAAGCACACTATATTCTTGGTGTTGCTGGTGAAACTGGTTCTACAAATGATTGGATATTTGTCACGACCTTTGGCGAAGTCAAGTCAATCAATACGACTGGTGGGGCAGAGAGTTGGGCGCAAGGTGATGTTCTTTACTACAACCCATCTGTCACAGGTGGTTTGACCAAGACCAAGCCATCTGTGCCTAATGCTATTTGCATTGTGGCGGCTGTTGTTCATGTTGGCTCCTCAAATGGCGTATTGTTTGTTCGTCCTACCTATGGCTCTGTATTGGGTGGAACAGATGGAAATGTAAATTTCACATCGTTAGCATCTGGCAACACCTTGATTTACGATGCTGTGGCTGGTGTTTGGGAAAATGCTTTCCTAACTGATGGCACAGGTATCAGCATTACTGAGGGTGCGGGGACTATCACTATTACCAACTCTGCACCTGACCAAACAGTTGCATTGACTGGTGCGGGTACAACGTCTATCAGTGGTACATATCCCAACTTCACCATCACTTCAAATGATGCTTTCACAGGGACTGTGACTTCTGTCACTGGGACTTCTCCTGTTGCGTCTTCTGGTGGTACTACTCCAGCCATTTCATTGTCTGCAAGCTATGGCGACACTCAGAACCCTTATGCTTCTAAGACTGCAAACTATGTCTTAGCCTCACCTAATGGTTCTTCTGGAGTGCCTACATTCAGGGCGATTGTTGCGGCTGACATTCCTACGTTGAACCAGAACACTACAGGGACTGCCGCATCAACACCCAAGTTGCTGACCACAAACTTTACAATTGAAGAATCTGGCGGTAAATTGCTGTTTAAGTATGGAGCAACGACAATTGCTTCTATGTCTTCAACTGGAGTCATCACTTCTGCAACAAACATTGTTGCAAATGGAACACCTTAAGAAAGGGAATTAGAAAATGGCTGTCTCACTTGTAAGTACAGGGGTAACGTTCCCTGATAGTTCTACGCAGACCACTGCGGCGACTGGCTTTGGGTTTAAAAACCGCATCATCAACGGCGCAATGGTTATTGACCAGAGGAATGCGGGGGCGAGTGTTACGCTTACATCTGGAACGTTGTATACCGTTGATCGTTTTGGTGCTTTTGAAGATACTGATGGTGGCATGACTGCTCAACAATCTTCGCAAGCACCAGAAGGCTTTACAAAATCTCTTTTATTTACGACAACTTCTGCCGATGCTTCTTTGGGGGCGACACAGTCCTGTGTTGTTGTTCAGAGAATTGAAGGAAATAATACTGCCGACTTAGGTTGGGGAACTGCTCTAGCAAAGACTGTTACTTTGTCTTTTTGGGTTCGTAGTTCACTTACTGGCACTTTTAGCGGTAGCTTGATGAATTCTGCCGCTGATAGAAGCTACCCATTTACCTACACAATCTCATCCGCAAACACTTGGGAGCAAAAGTCAGTAACTGTTTCTGGCGACACATCAGGTACATGGCTTACTGACAACGGTATTGGTATTCGTGTGCATTTCAGTCTTGGTTCTGGCTCCTCTTATTCTGGAACCGCTGGCGCATGGGCTACTGGTTTGTTTTTTGGCGCTACAGGCGCAACATCTGTTATAGGCACAAACGGAGCCACTTTCTACATCACAGGTGTCCAGCTTGAGAAAGGCTCAACAGCAACGAGCTTCGACTACAGGCCGTATGGCACTGAGTTGGCTTTGTGTCAGCGGTATTTTTACCAGTGGTCAGCGGCAAATGCGGCTTCAGCAATTGTGGGAAGCGGTCAGGCGTTTAATGCTACTCAGGGGTATATCTTGCTGAAAACAGCAATGACCATGCGAGTTCCTCCAGTAACATTTAGTTCAGCGGGAAGTTTTGGAAGCGTGACTTCAAGTGGGGGTGGCGTGGCTGTAACGGCTTTAAGTTTAGTTAGTTCTTGGACTAACGAAAACATGATTACATTACAGCCCACCGCTTCTGGCTGGGCATCGGGAAATGCTATTTTAATGAGCGCTGGTGCTGATGCGGCTTGCAGATTAAATTTTAGTGCGGAACTCTAAAATGTATAAATTGATTAAAAACTTCACTGACACAGAGCCAACATCTGTAATTCGTCTATCTGATGGATTGCAAATTGTTTTAAACACTGATGGCTCAGACTACCAAGAATATTTGAAGTTCTTGGCTGAAGGCAACACACCAGAGCCAGCAGATGAGGTGACAGGGTGACCCCAGAACTCCAACGCTATTACGAGTCCCGCTTTGACATGATGAGCATGGAAGGCTGGAAGGACTTGACTATTGACATTGACAATATGATAGAGTCCTTGAATAATATAAGCGTGATTCCTGATGAAAAGACCTTGATGTTCAGAAAAGGTGAACTTTCCATCTTGACTTGGCTGAAAACCTTGAAAGAGGTCAGCGAACGAGCCTACGAGGAATTGAATGAAAAGAATGTATGAATTTGTCTGTGAAAACGGACACAAAATTGAACGGTATTGCAATTATGAGTTGCAATCTGTTCAGTGTGAGTGCGGTGGTTCAGCCAGTCGCATCATGAGCGCACCTAGCGTTAAATTGGAAGGGTGGTCAGGTCATTTCCCAACTGCACATATGCAGTTTGACCATAAACACCGTGAAAAGTTAGCGGCAGAGCGCAAAGCCACAACATAAGCATTTATGCCGTTGTGATCTCCTAGAACCCAAAAGTGGCAGGAAAAAGGAAAAAACAATGTTGATTGATAACCCAGACGAGTTGCAAAGTGAATTAGAAGTCGTTGAAAAGCAGAAACTTCATTCCACAGTTGAGCAAGT